GCTTTTTTAAAATAATAAAAATAGTTTTTTAGTAGCATTGTTTATTTCTTTATAATATTATAAGAATTTATAACATAAAATAAATAAAAAACAATAGATAAAAAGAAAGAAAAAACAGTGAAAAATAAAGATCTATATGAACAGTGATTTTATACTTACAAAAGATAATGTATTTAATTTAGAAGAATGTAAAAGATTAATAAAAACTTACAAAAAAAATTTAAAATTACATAATATAATAGATTATTATTATAGTGATATTTTAATTAAAGAATTTAAATTTTTAGATAGGCTTTCAAAAGTAATTAATGTTTATATTAAAACTTACCCTGAAATAAATTTAACTCCTTCGCTTTGGGCTTTAGATTCTTTAAGGTTTAAATTTTTTAAGAAAGGACAAAGTTTTAAAAATTATCATTCAGAAGTTGGTTTGCCAACTCCTTACAGAGTATTAGGTTTACAAATTTATTTAACAAACAATAAATGCGGTACAGAGTTTTATAGAAGTAAAAAAATAATAGAAAGTAAAATTGGTAGAGTATGTATTTTCCCTGCTTATTTTACACATACTCACAGAGGGCAAATTGACTTAAAAAAAGAAAGAAGTATTATAACGGGTTATTATTCTTTTTGTAAACACGAAGGTAAAATTAAATGAAAATAGCTGTTTTAGGAACAGGCACGGTAGGAGTTATGTCAGTTCTACACTTCTTAAGATATTTAGATAATTCAGAAATTACCTGTATCTACAATCCTAATAAAAAAATCCTAGGTATAGGAGAGAGTAGTAATGTTCAACTACCTCACTTGTTGTACCATTCTGTTAAATTTAACGTATTTATTAATTCTGATGAATTAAGTTCAACTGTAAAATTAGGAGTGCTTTATAAAAATTGGAGAAAGAAAGAATTTATTAGTCCTATCTTACCAACAAACTATGCGATGCATTTTGATAATTTTGCTTTGTCAGAGAAGATGTTTGATAGAGCTAAAAAAATTTATGGAAAAAGATTTAAAATATTAAACAAAGATATAAAAGAAATAAAACAGGACGATAAAGAAGTTACTATATTATTTAATAAAGGTAAAAAAACATACGATTACGTGATTGATTGTCGAGGATATCCTGAAGATTATTCTGACTATCATATGATTACTTCACTTCCTATCAACAGAGCGTTTGTTAATTTAATACCTGAACCAGGTAATTGGGATTACACTTATCATTATGCACATAAAAATGGTTGGATGTTTGGTATACCCTTAACACATAGACAAGGATGGGGATATTTATTCAACGATAAAATAACATCAGAACAAGAAGCCGTGAATGAGATTAATCAAATATTTAAATCAAATAAAACTAAGAAAGATTTAAGAGATTTTAATTTTAAACCTTACAGAGCTAAAAAATTTTTAGAAGGTAGAATAATTAAAAATGGAAATAGGGCTATTTTTTATGAGCCTATGGAAGCATTATCGGGAGTGTATTATGATGGTTTAAACAAGTTTTTTTATGATTACATTAATAAACAAATTGATCAAGAAACAGTCAATGAAGTCTTAGATGTAAAAGCTAAACAATATGAAAATTTTATTTGTTATGTTTACAATCAAGGTTCTATTTATAAAACTAAGTTTTGGAAAGACGTAAAGAAATCAACTGACAAACACTTAAAAAATAATGAAATATGGAATAAAACTTTACATACATTAAATAATAATCAAGATAACTTAGATCTAACTTGGCCTTTTTATAATGATTCTTGGAATCATTTAAAAGAAGGATTTAAAATGTAATGAAGATAGTAGAGAAATTTTCAAAATATCTTAATCAAATAGAGAGACCCAAGAAAAAATTATCTTGGAATATTGCAGGTATTATAGAGGGTCAAAATTCTTTTTATAAATTTGATGTTAGAGATATGATAAAATTATCTGATGGGACATCTGCTCAAAAAGGTAGTACAGATAGTGGGGCAGATAAAATGGTTTTAGAAATGGAACATAAATGGGTTATTTTAGATTTAAAAGAACTTCATCTATACATAAATAAAAATAAACTCACTAAAGTCTACATAAATGATTTGATCTCAGATCTAGAATGGACTATATTTTTAGCCAAAAATTAGTATAATGGTATATTATGGCATTACAAAAAGTACAATTCTTACCAGGCTTCAATAAACAAATCACAGAAACCCAAGCAAGAGGTCAGTGGGTAGGTGGTGACAATGTTAGATTTAGATATGGCACACCTGAAAAAATAGGTGGTTGGTCACAGTTAGGTGAGAACAAGCTTACTGGAGCTGCTAGAGCTATGCATCATATTGTTAATAGTCAAGGTGTTAAATATTCTATTATAGGAACAAATAGAATATTGTACGCTTACTCAGGTGGTGTTTTTTATGACATACATCCCATTAAATCTACAACAACTTTAACTAATGCTTTTAGCACTACAAATGGATCACCAACTGTAACAATAACTTTTTCTACAGGTCATGGTCTTTCTCCTGGTGATATTATTTTATTGGATAATTTTACAGCTATAACTGGATCTAATTATTCTGCGTCTGATTTTGATGATAAAAAATTTATGGTAACAACTGCGCCAACCAATCTTACAATAACTATAACAATGGCATCAAATGAGTCTGGTTCAGGTGCTACAACATCTGGAGGTATTAGAGTTCAAATTTATTATCCAGTAGGACCTGCAGAACAATTACCTGGATTTGGTTGGGGCTTAGGACAATACAGTGGTACAGTAGCTAACCCACAAACAACAACTTTAGATGGAGCCATTAACTCATCTACAACAACTATAGTTTTAACAAGCGCAACAAACTTTCCATCAACAGGAACAAATTTTATAAAAATAGGCACAGAAGAAATGTCTTACACGGGTATATCTACAAACACTTTAACAGGAGTAACAAGAGGCGTTAGAAACACAACTGCAGCATCACATTCTGATGGAGATACTATTACAAATACTTCTGATTTCGTAGCGTGGGGCGAGGCTGCATCAGGTGACTTAACTATTGATCCAGGCCTTTGGTCTATTGATAATTTTGGTAATAAAATTATTGCTCTTATACACAACAAACAAGTTTTTGAATGGAACGCAGATGCATCTAATGCAACTGCAACAAGGTCTACAATTATTACCGGAGCGCCAACTGCATCAAGAGACATGATTGTATCTACTCCAGATAGACACTTAGTATTCTTTGGAACAGAAACAACAATAGGAATACCAAGCACTCAAGATCAAATGTTTATTAGATTTTCTAATCAAGAAGATATTAATACTTATACTCCAACAGCAACAAACACGGCAGGTACACAGAGACTTGCAGATGGTTCAAGAATTATGGGAGCGGTTAGAGGTCGTGATGCTATTTACATTTGGACGGACACAGCGTTGTTTACTATGCGTTTTATTGGTCCACCATTTACATTTGGTTTTGCACAGGTAGGTACAAACTGTGGATTGATAGGACAAAATGCTGCGGTAGAAGTAGATGGAGCTGCATACTGGTTTTCAGAGAATGGTTTTTTTAGATATGCTGGTGCTCTTCAATCATTACCTTGTCTAGTAGAAGATTTTGTTTTTAATGATTTAAACACAACAGCTAATCAACTTGTAAATGCAGGATTAAATAATTTGTTTGGTGAAATTAATTGGTTCTATTGTTCTTCAGGTTCAACAGTTGTCAATAAAGTAGTAACGTTTAATTATTTTGAATCTTCACCGGAAAGACCAATATGGACAACAGGAACATTAGATAGAACAACGTGGCAAGACTCAGCAGTATTTGGATTACCTCATGCTACTGATTATGATGCTGGATCAAATACTTCTTATGACGTTGTTGGAAATACAGATGGATGTACAATTTATTACGAACACGAAACTGGCACAGATCAAGTAACATCTACTGCTACAACTGCTATAATTTCTAACATAGAATCTGGAGACTTTGATATTAGTCAAGGTGGTGATGGTGAATTCTTTGCAAAAATTAGAAGATTTATTCCTGATTTTGTATCTCAAACAGGTAATACTCAAGTTACATTGCAATTAAGAAATTATTCAAATAGTAGTCAAGCTAGTTCTGCTCTTGGTCCTTTTACAATTACTTCGTCAACAACTAAAGTTGACACGCGAGCTAGAGCAAGAGCGGTATCATTAAAAATAGCAAACACGGCAGCAGCTCAAAATTGGAAACTTGGTGGATTTAGATTAGATATACAACCAGATGGAAGAAGATAATGGCAAAGATAGTACAAATACTAACAAGACCCGCTAAAGTATACAGTCAAGATGTTGCTGATGCACAGGTGAGAGATCTTGACGGTATTATACAAAAATTAAATACAACGTATCAACAAGAACTAAAGGATGAAGTTGACGCACAAAACTTCTTTTTAAATTAATGTCAAATAGTTTCGTAAACGCAAAATTAGATCTAACAACAACAGACAATACAACTTTATACACAACGCCCTCAGCTAATGTTGCTTTGGTAAAATCAATACTAGTATCAAATGATGCTGGATCTGCTTGCAATATTGATGTTACTTTAACAGACGCTTCTGGCAATGTATTTAGTTTATTTAAAACTAAATCTGTGGCATCTAATACAACAACAGAACTTTTAACTCATCCCCTTGTAGTAGAGGAAAGTGAGATATTAAAGGTACAAGCTAGTGACGCGAACGAGCTGCACGTCATAGCTTCTATATTACAAATACAGCCAAGAGAGGTAGTGACATAATGTTAGAACTAAAACCAGAGAAAATTATAACAACTATATCTAACCTAAAAACAGGTGAAGTATATGCGAACGATCAAGAATGGAAGACAAAAGGAGTCTCAGAAAAGGACATTAAAAGAGACGTAACAGTTATAATGCCTAGTCTTGATTTATTTCCAAAAACAAAGTAAAAAGGACGTTACAGGATATAAAGCCTGCCTTAACAATTTAGCTAAATTATGACAATATCAAGAGGACAGATGGAGAGACAATTACGAATGGGTGGTGGCATCATGGATGTCGTACCTAGAGAACCTGCTATATTTGGTGGTATTAAAAAAGCCGTTAAGAAAGTTGGTAAGACTGTTGGTAAGATTGCAAGCTCTGATGTAGGTAAAGCTGCGTTGTTAGCTGCAGGAGCTTATTATGCTCCAGGTATCGGAATTAAAGCTCAAGGAGGTTTTGCACCTTTTTTACAAGGAGCTAAAACTGGTATTGCAAATTTTTTTGGTGGTGCTCCTTTGTATGATGAGTTTTCAGGACAAGCTGTTACAAGAGGACCAGGTTTATTTAGTAAGTTAGGTGCAGCTGTAGGTATAGGTGGAGGTGGTAAAGGAATGGGCAACTTAGGTAAACTAGCAACATTAGGATTAGTATCTACTTTTTTAACACAAACACTTGGTATGACAGAGGAACAAGCTGAAGAAGAATTAGCTAGAGATCCATCAACATATTTAAGACAATACTATACAAATTTAAATCCAAATGCATCCGAAGAGGAAATAACAGAATTTGTTACAACAAACACATCAGAGTACGCTGTAGGTGGTAGAGTAGGTTTTGCTGAAGGAGGTGATGATGAATTTCCTTTAGGTGACCCAACAGCACCTGTAAATCCTTTTGGACCAAAACCAACAGGACCAGTATTACCAAATAAAGAAATGGCAAGTTATGGTTATGATGATGCAATGTCTGATACTTACAATATGTTTTTACAGATGAAAAAAAATAAACAAATACCTATAGATATGGACTTTGATGAATTTTTAATGGAAGTAGTTCCAGAGATGAGTAAGATGAAACCAGAAGGAAGAGGTTTAGCAGCTATGGGTGGTAGAATGAATTACGCATTAGGTGACACTGCAAGCCAGAATG